CTCTCCTGCAACTCAAATTGCTGCTACTTGTAGTTATTTCACCGGTTTAGGACAAAGCGTTGTTTTTGTAACCCCTAGATTTGGCGGGGTTGGCATTGAAGTTTTTGCTCTTACGGCAGCGGGGACTTCTTGCAGCACCGTAGCAACAATATTTGCAAATAGCACAAATATTTATATTGCTGGGACTTTCATTGTTTAATTAACTACATTGGATTGGTGTAGTCGGATATTAAAGGAATTGTTATGTCACTCAGCAAATCAACCCTCGTAGATCAAATCACCGTCACGGAAAACGGGATTGTGCTGTTTCGCGAGGCAACGCGCGTTCTTGAGGACGGCGTGGAATTGAGCAAAACCTACCATCGGTCAAGCCTGACCCCCGGGCAAGACATCAGCGGCGTTCCTGCAAACGTGCAAGCGATCTGCAATGCTGCTTGGACTCCAGAGGTTGTGGCATCTTTCCAAGCGGCTCAAGCAAATGGATAAAGCATCACTGTCAATCAATCTGCTCAACGCCATCCTTCAGTACCTCGGCCAGCGCCCATACGTTGAGGTTGCGGGTCTGATCAAGGCGCTAGAGCAGGAGGCAACTGAACAACCAAAACCGGAGCCTGAGAATGGCTGAGAAATGGATCAAAGGGGCTATAGCAAAGCCCGGAGCACTCCGGGAGTCCCTTCATGTACCGATGGGCAAGAACATCCCTGCCAAGGCTCTGAATAAGGCCGCCAAGGCACCCGGCAAACTTGGTCAGCGAGCTCGGCTTGCCAAAACCCTCAAAGGTTTTGACTGAGATGGCTACGGTGGATCAGGTTAACGCCAAGATTGATGCTCACGTTGATATCTGCGCCGTTAGGTACGAAGGCATTGAGAAGGAAACTCGTGGGATTCATGCCCGTATCAAGCGCCTAGAGCAGATCCTGATTACCGGCGGAGGGGCAATTATTATGTTGCTCCTGACGATGATCATGAAGGTAAAGTGATGAATTGGGGCGATGTCCTCAAGGCAGTCATCCCGATCATTGTTGCGTCATTGGCGTGGCTGCTTGGTCAGGTCTCGGAGTTCTCAACTCGGTTGACCAAGATTGAAGGGTCAATGCCTGCGCTGATCACCAAGGAAGGGGTGCCAACGGACAGCCCAATCAGCGCTGAAAAACGCCATTCAATGAAGGAAGATATCTACCGGGACATCCATGATCTGCAGGTTCGAGTCAAGTTGATGGAAGAACGTCAAAAAGCCAAGTGATGGAATCATCCCTTGAACACCTTTTGAAATTTTGGCCGTTGTTGGCTGGAATGATCAGCGTGGTCATTGTTTTGGCGCAGCATCACCAACGGACGGCGGTACTGGAAGAAAAGGTCAAAATGCTTTTTGACTTGTACAACAAGATGAAAGACAAGAATGGCTGACTTCAATCCCGCCTTTGAAAAGATGATTCACGATGAGGGCGGGTTTCAGCTGACTAACATCCCGGGTGACCGGGGAGGTATGACCTATGCAGGAATCGCAAGAAACCAAAACCCCGACTGGGCCGGCTGGCCTATGGTCGACCGTAAAGAAATGGGCGGATCACTTACATCTATGGTTCGGGAGTTTTATCGTACGAATTATTGGGATCGGATTAGAGGCGATGAAATCCGTGATCAGCAAATTGCGGAAAGCATCTTCAACTTCGCAGTAAATGCAGGCGTAGGCCTAGCTATTAAGCTGGCGCAAGTTGTTGTGGGGGCTATACCAGATGGCGGTGCTGGCGCTAAGACTATTGAGTTACTCAATCAATGCACGGCGGAGAAGTTTATTCCGTCATACGCCATCAGTAAAATCACACGATACGTTAACCTCTGCAACCGAGACAAAACCCAATCCAAGTTCCTCCTCGGATGGCTTAACCGAACCCTTGCAGGACTCAAATAATGGACCTACTGGGGATCGGAAGCATCGTTGAAGGCGTTGGCAAAATTGCCGGTGACCTTATCACAACGGATAAGGAGAAAATGCAGCTGGAGCTCGAGGGGCGTAAGCTTGACCTCGAGCAAGCACGTATTGATCAAACCACAGATCTTGCGCAGGTTGAGGTTAATAAGATCGAGGCCGCCAATGCAAATATCTTTGTATCTGGCTGGCGACCTGCCGTGGGGTGGGTGGGTGTTCTAGGCCTTGCTTATCAATTCCTAGGTTATCCCCTTATGCAATGGATCTGGGGCTTCCTGCAGGCACTGGATATTGTTCCAAAGGGTCTTAATGCACCACCTGATTTGCAAACCGACCAGCTTATGGTTTTGCTCTCAGGCCTATTAGGCTTTGGTGGTATGCGCAGCTTTGAAAAATCTAAAGGTGTGGCAGCAAAATGACAACTGCTATTACGATGACATACTCGTCATTAGTTGAGAATATCCAGTCTTACCTTGAGCGTACCGATACTGCAACACTGGAAAAGATTCCTCTTTTCATTATGTTGGCCGAGCAGGTTATTGCTGCGCAAATTAAGTTTCTTGGCAACCTTACGGTCAATAATAGCACCATGGTTGCCAATACGAGCATCATAGATAAGCCGGCTCGGTGGCATAAAACAGTTAGTTTCAACATTACTGTTAATGGTACACGACAGCCTGTCTTCCTACGGCAATACGAGTATTTGCGTCAGTACTGGCCGGATGCAACCAAGACTGGCACGCCTGTCTACTTTGCTGATTATGACTACACACACTGGTTGATTGCGCCTACACCAGATAGTGCTTACAGCTTCGAAGTATTGTATTATGAACGGGTACAGCCACTGGATTCAACCAATCAAACTAATTGGTTTACCATCTATGCCCCGCAAGCACTTCTTTATGGGTCATTGCTACAAGCAATGCCTTTCCTAAAGAATGATGAGCGTACGCCTTTATGGCAATCACAATATGATGCTATCATGGCCACGTTGGTAAATGAGAATAAGCTTCGTATTGCAGATCGTCAAGCCATTGCGGTGGACTCATGAGCTATAACAGCCCGTTCTCGGGAAATGTGATACAGCCAACTGATGTTGCGTATGCATCGTATGCGTTAACATCCACCACTGGCACAATCCAACTTGAATGGCCCATCAACGGGTCGGTATCTAATTATGTAGCCACAAGAGTAATGCAGGTCAGTACGACCAGCACTGCCTATGAGCTATGGATGCCACCTGCCAATCAGGCCTCGGTTGGACAAGATGCACTGATTTATAACACCGGCACGGTCAAGCTAACGGTTAAGACCTACGGTGGCCTGTCGCAGATTTGCACGATTGATACAAGCAGCTCCGGTAACGGCTCGGCTGAGTATATCTTCATCACGGCCAATCCGGATACTTCAGGCACGTGGGGCGTTATTGCCTTTGGGTCATCCACAACTGCTGCAAGTGCTGCGTCGCTTGCCGGTGCCGGTCTAACGCCGATTGCAACAACGCTGAATGCTGCCTATCCTGCAGCTGCAATCTCAACTGGGATTACGTTTAGCTCGGCTGATCGTGCGGTTGCAAACTACTGGGCAGGCGGAAGTGGGTCTGCAACGCTTCCATCAGCTGCTACGCTAGGCAATAACTGGTATATGCTGTTCCGCAATAACGGAACGGGCACTTACACAATTAACTGTACCGGCTCTGACCAGATTGACGGTGGCTCAAGTAAGCAATTCAATCCGGATGAGTCCGCGATTATCGTTTGCACTGGAACTCGATATTTCACGGTTGGTTATGGCCAATCGAGTTCGTTCTTTTTCAACATTCTGGTTAAGACGGTCACGAGCGGGGCGTATTCGCTTACATCCTCACAGTGTGCCAACATCATTCAAGAGTATGTTGGAACGCTGACGGGCAACGTAACGGTTACCTACCCGCCGATCGTTAACCTGTATGTTATTAGCAACCAGACGACGCCAAACGGGCATACGCTAACGGTCACAACGGGAATTTCCGGTGGTACAACAGCCACCATTCCGGCAAATGCGCAGGCTACGCTGGTTTGTGATGGCACAAACTTCTTCAATGCCAACACCGTTCAGTCAGGTGGAACGACATTCAGCATTGTTGATGGCACGGTTACTGGCCCGGCAATCTACTTTGGCAGTGATCCTACCACGGGTATTTACCACCCAGGATCAGGTGAATTCGGGGTCGCTGTGCTTGGCGTTCAACGCCTTGATGTAACTACCACAGGGATTTCGGTAACAGGCGCTGGTGCCTTCTCAGGGGCGGTTTCGGGTACAACTGGAACCTTTACCTCCGGTATTGCCGGTGGAACTTTCCCGTGACTGCAAAAGTATTTGCACTAGATACCAAAGCTGGTATCCAGCGTGATGGCACTACCTTTGACCGCGACTTCTATACTGCAGGTCGGTGGGTAAGATTTCAGCGTGGCCGGCCTAGAAAAATCTTAGGCTACGCGGTTATATCGCAACAAGTTCTTGGCCCATCCCGTGGAATATGGGTAAACCCCAATAACGGGTACAACCAGGTCTTTTCTGGATATAACAACGGGCTGCAAGAGCTAACGATCAACAACTCAGGTATTGGGGCGGGTGTTACTGACATCACCCTCAATAACTTTACCGCAAGTAGTCTAAACTTGTGGCAGTTTGATGGGTTTTACGATGTCAATGGCTCGGGTGTAGGCTCACTGCTTGCACACCCTGGGCAGAATCTAAACCAGATTGATGCGGTAACGAATACACCGGTTTTGATTGGCGATATCAATGGGACGACTTTATCCCAGATTGGCACCTTTCAGAATACGACTTCATATCTTAATGCCACTACTGCGGTTACAATCCCCACAACCAATGCATTGATTGGCGCCGGTCAGACCATAACAGGCACAGGTATTCCCTCCGGCACGACGGTTGTGTCGACCACTTTAGCCAACGGGCTTTTAGATTCTGTTGCGGTTACGGGTACTGCTGGACAGTGCTCTTGCACAAGCACTTCAGGGCTTTACGTTGGGCAAACCGTAACTGTTGCAGGCACTAATACAGGGTCGGCAACAGGCATTACGTCCGGCGTAACCTACTACATCATTGCCACTAACTACGCAACGACGTTTACGTTATCAGCAACTGCAGGTGGCGCAGCCATTACAACGACGACCGGTTCAACAACCGGTCTAGCATTTACCATTGGCAACTACCAAAAGGTAGTGCTATCTGCGGCGGCAACAACAAGTGGCCTGTCTGCACTTACCTTCAATAATAACGTTGCAGTTTCCGGTGGTGTAGTTACTTTGCACCCATACGTGTTTGTCTTTGGCAATAACGGACTGATTAAGAACTGCGCCGCAGGCAATGCCCAGGACTGGGTATCCGCCGATGCCAATGAGGTTAACGTCTCCACTGGTAAGATTGTACAAGGCCTGCCTGTTCGAGGCGGTTCCAACGCGCCATCAGGTTTATTTTGGAGCCTCGATAGTCTGGTAAGGGTATCCTACATTGGTGGTGCGGGAACACCGCCGCAGTATTGGCGGTATGACATCATTTCCAGCCAGTCCTCGATTATGTCGAGCCAGTCGGTCATTGAGTATGATGGCGTCTACTACTGGTGTGGCGTAGATCGGTTTCTGCTATATAACGGCGTGGTTAAGGAAATCCCTAACGATTTCAATCAGAACTACTTCTTTGATAACTTAAACTACTCCCAGCGGCAGAAAGTTTGGGTCAGCAAAGTCCCTCGATATGGCGAGATCTGGTGGTTCTACCCACGGGGTGACGCAACCGAGTGTACTGACGCCATCATTTACAACGTCCGTGAGAACGTATGGTATGACGCCGGTGAGGCATTAGGCGCACGCCGATCGGCAGGTTACTTTTCACAAGTCTTTGCGCATCCTGTTTGGGCAAGTTGGGAAACCGATGCTGATGGCTTTATCAAAGTTTGGCAGCATGAGATCGGAACCGACGCCATCGATGGTAGGAATGCCTTAGCCATTGATTCCTATTTTGAGACCAATGATGTTGGGTGGGTATCTGGTGGGCCTAGCGTTCCTGCGCCTATTGGGGATAATAGGTGGATACGGATTGAAAGGATTGAACCTGACTTTATTCAATCCGAGGATATGACCGTAGTGGTTACCGGTAGGCCATTTGCACAAGGCGGCGATGTAGAGTCAGCTGAATACGTATTTGGGCCTGATACTGGCAAAGTGGATATGCGTGAGCAACGCCGTGAATTACGTTTGCGGTTCCGTTCCAACATTGCCGGCGGTAACTATCAAGTAGGTAAGATTCTTCTCAATGCGACCATTGGCGATGTGAGACCTTACTAATGGCGCAGCCGCTAATCTATGACCCGCGGTATCATACCTTTGAGTCATGGGCTGCACTAATGTGTGAGCAATACGCACCACAGCAATTGGAAATCCCAACAGCATTTACCGATTGGCAAAAGTGGGGCAATGGCATCAAGGCCATTGACGTATTTACCAATGAGGCTATCCCAAGTACAGATAACTATGCCAATTGGTATGATTGGGCTGCGGCGTTGTTAGGCGCAGTGAACCCGGATGTAGGCTAATATGATTGCTTCACCATTTGATACGGCTACTGAGGATTTCACCGCATCTACATCCACGCCTGTAGGTGGGCTATCACAAGCCACGGCAACACCGGATCCCAACGCGGCTGCCATTAATGCCTTGGTTGCGCAACTAGGTGGTGATAATGCTGCAACACGTGCAATTGCGCAAGGGCTTTTCAGCCAAGGCATTACAGATGCGCAGAATCTTGGCGTCCGCCAAGTTATGCAGCCACAGTATCAGCCGGCGATTGAAGATGTAAGCCCAGGTGGTTCTACAGATGTTCCGGTAAATCAGTTTTATAACACCGTCACCGGTACTGAAATCAACCCCACTCGCCTAGGTATCATTCAAAGTGGTACAAATGGCGTTGAGGGTGGGGACATCTTCTACAATCTAAATGCTGACCCCACTGGCAATATCAGTTTCGACCCGCAATGGAACCCACGTGCGCACGGGTATCTAAGGGATAACCCGGTTGGCCAAGCCATCATGGCTATTGGGTCCATATTGCCTGTCACGGCACCTTACGTATTGGCAGCACGTGCTGTTGATGCCGCTGCCCATAATAACCCCATGGGTGCAATACAACTTGCATTGTCTAGTGGTGCTACAGGTGATGTGGGAGGTTATGGCACGCAATTCAAAGATGCCGCCAACGCTGTAGGCGCAGTCAACGCGTTGACAAATAACAATCTTGGTGGTGCGATTGCATTAGCAAGCAATATCAGTGGCGCAAGCGATACTTTAAATACGCCTATTTCTGATACTAGCAAAATAACAATTGGCGATGTAGTTAAGACCACCTCGATTGCTGCTAGTCTAGCTAACGAGCAGTATGGTGACGCTGTTAAGATGGCTGGTAGTTTGCGTGACAGCCCGGACTTGAAAGTTGCTGGTAATGCTATCAATTTTATTAATGCTGCAACATCAGATACGGCTAGTATTGGTCAGATTCTTAGTGCAGGCAATGCACTGGTTAATTCCATTCCATCATCAGTAAAGCTATCTGACCCAGGCAGTAGCGCATTCCTTGCAGCAAAACAAGCTGGGGCAAGTGATGCAGACGCAGCGGCTGCGGCAGGTACTGTTACCGGCACTGTGCCTTCAACCGCAACAACAGCCCCGGCTGCTACGCCTGCTGAGCCCGTTACAGTATCAAATACGCCTATTCAGATTGGCGACTTATACTATTTCCCCATGAGCAATAATGGGGCTGCCTATACTGATGAAAGTGGCAAGACGCATTACATTTCAGCAGATGAGTTTGAAGGCGCCTTATTGGGTAGAACCTCACCATCTACTGTAACACGAGAAGCCGCGCCTACAACGCAAACAGCAACATTGCCAGGTGTTGAAACAGCAGGTAAGAAAGAAGAACTTACACCTGTACCTGCAGTTACACCTGGCGCTACTACAAGTCCAGTACTTACGCCCGTTGTAGCACCAAGCAAAACTGCGCCTGTGCCTACACCGGAAACACCTTTTCCGACTACAACCACTGCTGATAAAAAAGAAGAACCTGCGCCTGTACCACCTGTAGAATCTACATCTGACGTTGCACCGGCATTAAGATCTATACCTGCACCTACGGTTGCGGCGCAATTTCCAACTGCAACCACTGCAGGTAAGAAAGATGAGCCTGTTCCAGTTCCGCCTGTAGAATCTACGCCTGTTGCCAGCCCTGCAGCTGAGACAGTAATTTCGCTTTCAAAAAAGGATTTACCTGCACCTACGGTTGAGGCGCAGTTTCCCACTACAACTACTGCAGCAAAGAAAGACGAGCTTACGCCTATACCCCCGGTAGAGTCCACGCCTGTACCAGTGCCTGAGGTACCCTTAGACAAGGTAACAGTAACTGCAAAGAAAGACATGCCGGTGCCTACGCCGGAAGTGCCTTTCCCGACCACGACAATCACTGCAAAGTCAGAAGTACCTACTACTCCTGCAAAGCAAGAGCCCATAACATCTACGCCTGTTACGACCACGCCAGCATCGACATCGAGTGGTACAATATCAACTGCATCGGCAACGCCGTCCGTAAGCAAAGCAAAGACGTCATCACCAGATGAGTTTTGGCTTGGCGGTAAATTCAAAAAAGGATTTAATCCCTTGAAAGGCTTTGAATACCTACTTGGGGCTGGTTCTCCTTATGCCGACCAGTTACAATCTTTGGTGGACGCGCTTAAGGACTCAGGCCCTAAGCTAACCGCTGAAGAAGCTGCAAAGCTGGCAGCTGAAGCTCCACCCGAGCCTACGTATTCATACTATACGTATGGCAATGAGCCTACCATTAACGTTGCCACAACCCGTTTAGCCAAAGGTGGTAATGTACTTGGGAATGCACCAAGTGATACAATGATGGCATCGCCACTTATGGCGGCCCATGGTGGTGTACCCCATAAAGGTTCGCACTATGTGCAAGGCGCAGGTGGAGGTCAGGATGATCTCATTCCGGCGCGACTGGCAGATGGAGAGTACGTGTTTGATGCTGAAATTGTAGCCGCACTCGGCGACGGATCAAACAAGGAAGGCGCAAAGAAGCTTGACGCCATGCGAGAGGCCATCAGGAAACACAAGCGTTCAGGGCCATTGAATACCATACCTCCCAAAGCCAAGTCACCCTTGGCCTATCTTAAGGGCTTGAAATAATGGCATTGACCGCGGGTGATCCGTTACCGAATATCACGACTACCAAGACGACGGCCACAGCCGGTCCGGATTGGTATAACCAATATCTCCAATCTCTTGCGCAACCTGGTACTGATCTTCTAAAGAAGACGCCAGATCAGATGGTGGCGGGCTTTGACCCGCTACAGCAAGATGTTCTAAACACTGCCAAGGGTGCATTGGCGGGCTATGACCCGTTGATGACCAAAGCCGGTACTGCTGCTGAAGAAGCCACAAAGGGGATTACCCCTGAGTCAATTCAGCGGTTTATGAATCCGTATGAGACGAGCGTTACTAATGAGATGGCTCGTCAGTCAACGCAGAATTTTCAACGCAACCTATTGCCGCAACTAACCGGTCAGTTTGTAGGCACTGGTGGTGTGGGTAGCCAACGTGCACTAGGTGCATTAGGGCAAATGACGGCCGATGTCAATCAAAATCTAACCGGTGCAGTCAATAAGTCATTGGCAGATGCATATAATAATGCAGTTACCACGGCAGGAACTCAAGCCGGCTTGGTGCGCCAAGGTGCTGAGACTGAAAAGGGTGTTGCCACGGCTGATCTTGATGCTGCCATCAAGCAGTTAGCAGCGCAATACGGCTATGGTGAGGATGCACAGAAGCTGGCGCAGCAAAAGATTCTTGCGCCTCTATCAGCTGCAACAACCGCAGGGAACGTCTTTGCAAATCTTAAAACGCCTAGCACGGTATCGGAGACGGCTAATGCGCCGATTCCAGGTGCGTATTCTACGCCATTGCTATCGCAGCTAAGTGGCCTAGGCTCACTTTTCTCTTCACCTACAGGTGGTACAAGCCCTGCTGCTGGGCTTACTAACTACCTATTTGGTACAGGCTATGGTACGTCAAGTTATCAACCTGGCATTCTATCTAGCCTACAAAATTGGTATAACACCAATGCGGTTGACAACGGGCCTAATACGCTGCCATAACTATGAGTGAAGAAAATACCTCCGGCTCTGAAAGCGATAGCGGTTATAGTCCGCTGTTAGCCAAAATGCTGAATGTCAACCCTGAAACGGTTGGCAATATAAGTCTTTCAGGGCTTGGGCGGCAGATTGTAGGTTCAGAGTCTGAAGCCTATAAGAAAAAGCTTGCTGAGGTTACTGACGCGCAGAATGCGATGATTGCTTCATTGGAAGCACGCAAAAATCGTATTGACCCTGGTGCATTGGCACTGGCTGCAGGCTTCTTTTCCCCTACCCGAACGGGTACATTTGGTGAGAATCTTGGGCTTGCACTAGGTAACCTAAGCAAGACGCAAGAGCAAGAATCAGCCAATGCAGCAAACGCTGCAAAGATGCGGTACGAACTTGCCAAGAGCGGCTTGGCGGATGAAGAAACCATGGCCAAGCTGGGCTTGTCTGCGGTTAAGAGTCTGACGCCTAAGCTAACCAAGCTGCAACAGCAAGTTATGGCCGAAGGGTTTGACCCAAATACGGTTGCAGGCAGAAAACGTCTTGTTGAGTTGCAATTCTTAGAGACTGCAACCCCTGAGCTTAAAGAGTACTTTTTTGCCACAGGTCAAATGCCGGGTGGTACGCCTGCGCCTACGCAACCTGGCGTTGCACCAGAGCCTACAAAACCCGGGGTTGAAGGTATACCCCCACCCCCGCCGCCTCCACCTGCATCTACGCTATCAGGCTTTGCTGCACAACAGCAGCAAAAGCGGTTGGAAGCAAGTGCTACGCCGGAAATGAAGACCTACGCCGCAATTTCAGGAACACCACTTGGCGATCCAGGATTTGCGCAAGGCTTTAAGACCTACATGGAGAGTAAAGAAGCCAGGTCGGATCAAACTTCTGAGATGAAAGAAGTTGCTGCTGCCACAGGTACAACGCCAGGCACGCAGGAATTTAATAGAAACTTTGCAATCTATCGGCAGTATAAAGACATAATGCCATTGGCAGCTGAGCTTGGGCTGAATATCTTTAAGCCGGAAGATCTTACAAAACTGCAAAAAGAAGCGCAACGTCGTTCATCTTTGAAGCAAGCAGTTGAAGCACAATCTCTTACTAATGCAAGATTGCAAGCACAAAAGCTTGGCCAAGAGATTACTGAAAATACTCGCAATGGCGATATTGCAAGTTCTGCTGCAATTGCGCAACGTGCTGGTGTGCCATTTGATCCTGCTAGTGTGCCGGCAGGTATGACGCCTAAAGAAGCTGCCACGATACGTACCAAAGATCGTGAAGCATCCGATGCGTGGATTACCAAGAATATCACGCCTTTTGTAAATACGATCGATACGGATATTTCGGATCTGGAACGTGCCAAGGCATTGAATGCAAAACTGCCAGGCGTAGGCAGTATGACATTTGGCATTCCTGGTGTTGGTGCAGTTGCCAAGGCCACTACAGGCGCCAAAGCAAAATACGAAGAGTTTGATGCACTAGCAGCTAAAGCTGCAGCACAGAATAAGATCCCTGGCAACACCAGTGTATCTAATGCTGACTTGCAGTTTATGGAACGCGGCGTCTTTGCATCTAATAAAGAACGTTCGTCCAATGACACGATCATTAATTTTATGCTTGAGCAGCGTAAGCGTGATAAAGACTACTACAAGTTCATGAGCAACTACGCCGCAGTCAATGGTAAGCTTGGGCCTAAGGCTAATACCGCGTGGCGTGAATATGTTGACAATAACCCCATCACAATGCGGGATAATAATGGCGCTATCGCACTAAACCCAAGCCGGAAAAGTCCTGAAGAGTATTTTTCCATGCCTCGGGTTCAGTATGACGCTCAAGGAAGACAGATCCAATGATCATCAAGATCGTCAATGGCGAAAGGCTGGAGTTTCCCGACAACACGCCACCGGCGGTTATCAATCGCGTTATAGCGCAAAAATCCGGTGCCGCCCCAGAAGGAATGGCTACCATGCCAAACCCGATGGAAGCTAGGGCGCAAGCACAAGCCTTGATGCGCAACAGGGAATCACGCCCTGGCCCTTTGCTACCTGGAATTGTCAATGAGGCTTTGCAAGGCGCCTCGCTAGGCTTTTCAGATGAAGCCATTGCTGCATTGCGTGCAGGATTAAATCCTCGCCAAGGATATGAAAGCTACCTTAAAGCCGAACGTGAAGGAATGCGTAAGTATCAGGAAGAGAATCCCATAACATCGACTGTTGCCAATTTGAGTGGTGCAATAGCTCCGGCATTCGTCAGTGGTGGCTTTGGCGCAGTACCTGCAGTTTCTCGTGCTGTAGGGCCACGGCTTGCGAGAATGCTATTTGGTGAAGCGCCTAGTGTAGGTCGTATGACTGCAACCGGTGCAGGTACAGGCGCAGTCACTGCAGTAGGTACATCAGAAAAGCCAATTACTGAAGCACCATCCGAGGCCGGATTAGGCGCAGTTACAGGTGGCGTAACAGCCGGTGCACTAGGCGCCTTAGGCCAATATGTTGCAATGCCGGCGTATCGTCAGCTTAAGCGCATGATGGGATTCGGTGATACCAATCAAATGGCTGACCGGCTGATTGTCGATGCATTGCGCAAAGATAATCTTACGCCTGATCAGGCATTAACGCGATTGCAAGGTATGCAACGTGGTGAAGCCACACTGGCTGATGTGGGTGAGAATACTGCAGCACTATTGCGTAGAGCTAGTGCAGCACCAGGTCAAGCTCGCCAAGAAACTCAAGCAGCATTGTCGCAACGCGCAGCAGAGCGTGGGCCACGCATTAGTGATGACTTGCGTACGCTAATGTCGGCATCACCTGATTTCTATACCGACATCACTGATTTGATAGCCAAGCGGCGCGCAGACGCGCAAGCACTTTACGGTGCTGCTTGGGCAAGTGCGCCTGTAATCACGCCACAAAATGCTCCTGAAACATGGGCAATGCGTGACACGCCATCATTTAAGCAAGCAATGAATGAAGGCATGCGTCGATTGCGTGATATGGGTTTGCCTTTGAATTCTCCACAGAATATCTTCCGCGGACTGCATGAAACCAAGCTTGCCTTGGACGATATGATTGATCACGAGTTGCGGAATGGTCGTAAGAACCAAGTTGCAACATTATTGAGCATGAAAGAGCGACTTCTTAGAGAGATGGATGCAGCATCCGGCCCGTATCGGATTGCTCGTCAGGCGTACGCTGGCGACAGCGAGATGCTTGAAGCCATGAATCAAGGGCGAAACATCTACACATTGCCTGAGCCTGATCTGCGTGCATTTATAACTCGGTTTAGCAAGAATCCATCAGAATATGATGCATTCCGCGCAGGCATGGCGCAAGCAATGCTTGAACGAGTACGTGCCGGTGGGCCTACCGCTGACCCAATGCAGCTGGTCTTTCCACGTGGCTCGGAAGCTCGTATTCGTCAAGCTTTCCGCGATGATCAGGCATTTGAGCAATTCCGTAATCGGTTGCTTGAAGAACGCACCATGGCAGGTACCGAGGCTGCAGGCCTGCGTAGAACCCCCATGGATGTTGATCAATCTAACCAAGGTGGTAACCTAGGCCCAGCTGCAACGCTAGCCACTGGAAGGCCCGTACGTGCTGCCATTGAGGCTTTGGACGCAGCCATGCCGTCAGTTACGGGTATGTCACCTGCAACTGCAACATCAGCTGTATCTAAATTGCTTACCCCATCGGCGGCCAGTCCTAACCTGGGACCATCGCCAATTGAAAGAACCATTATGGGTATTTTGGGTAGTCTGCAGCAAGAAGAAGCTGCACTACGTGGTTCTGCGCAACGTGGTCAAATACAGGCTGCAACAGCAGGTCAAGTTGCTGCAACCCGTGAGCCTACGGTTCAATATCCAGAAGATGAGGGCCAGCCACAGCCCTCACAGCAAATCCCAATCGAGCAATAATCACGGGGCCAGATCGGCTTCCATGATTGCCTGCTGATACTCAGCAGCGGATGCTATTTCGACTTTTAGACCTGCCATAGCAACGAGCAGTTCATTCAAAGTCCACCCATCACGTAGCATAGCCATTACGTGAGTACGTAGCAATTCTTGGCAGGCGGCAGGGCTTACAGTTGTAGGAGCCATTTCGAAAACTCAAAGGTTGGGTTGACGGATTTTGCCATAATATTATGCGCTTCATAGCGGCGGATCAATGGCGGCTTGTCTGCAATTGGAATGTGCTTGTTTTTAGTTAGTATTTCGTGGAACATGTCAATGCGAGACATGTAAACATGGAAAGATCCGACTGAGATCGTTAAGGTACCAATTTGGGCATTCAATAGAGTTGCCACGATCTCCTGCAAGAAGCTGAACGTAGGCAAGTCATTTGCCATACCCCATAGAATATCTTGGCTGCGCATCACAACGCGGGTGTTTAGCGTACCTTCACGCAATCTGAATTCAATGCAGGTCGTACAAGGTACATCCTTGGCATCCAAGTCCATGTGGTCGGCATCGGTGCCGTACATAGGAATGACCGCCCGGCGGCTCATCGGGTCTTTTTGCAATAGCATCACAATTCGTTGAATGCCATACTTGCCAAACCAGTAAGAGCCATAATTGCTATTGAGCTTGCCATTCAATACGATCTTACCCCACTGGGCTGCATGCTCTGCAATGCTGGTATCAAATGGGTCTGCCTTGATATACCAGGCCATCTCACGCTTAAGATAGCTGAGATTGAACTTACGGCCTTCAAAGGAGTTAAACCTGACAAAGGGGCCTACACTATAGGTGAAGTTTTCAATTTCTAATGTTGATTCTCCTCTTGGATTTGAAGGATCACCTGCATCATGTAGTGCCTGATAGATCTGAATTAGATCTGCCTCTTTATAAATCGTTGCCAATTCCATAGTCAGCCTCAAGGATGTGATAGGGTTGGTTGGGGTAGTTTTGCATGTGATAGAGAGGGGGCGGCAGCTTGATGGCTCGAACGCCATTTTGATACGCCCACGTGTAGGCATTATTGCCTAGTGCAAAGATCTGACGTGGCCTTAGCCGGCGGATGAATTCCGGATTGGTAGGCCTACCATCATGTGATTGCGTGTTGATCCAATAAATGTCGTTCTCCGATATACCCTCCTTTTCAAAAGTCATTGCCAGCATACGGCTTGGGCCGTCATCATCTAGGAAATTGATAAAAGGCACCACGGCTGCGGAAGGCCTTATATTGGCCCTGGGGCCCTTATCGCAAAGCATAAGGATAACCCCTTCCTTAAAGCATCCACCACCTCCAGCACCATTCTGGATGGACTTAGACCGGATGCCAGTAAGGACCTCATCAAAGCTATCGGTTTCATAGTCATAATGGACTATGGGCAGTTCAGTACGTAGGCCTAGAGTTTCATATTCATCGTAGACCTGACGTAGCTGCGTTAGATCATCCAGGTATTCCTCATCTTTACGGGCCATGAATGCATTGGCACAAGCTTCAAAGCTAGGCTGGCAGTGTATAACTACCCCACCACGTGATAAGGCAACACGTTCCAGCATGCGCCGTCTAGGCAGATCAACGCGTATATCACCATTGCGGTATATCGCGCCATAGATCGGCTCCGATAGCCATGACCTATCCATAATGACAGTGTCATTGAAGGTCAATGCAGGCGTCATGCTACGGAAGAATGTCTTGCATAAAGCTTCCGGTGGCATGTTGGGATACGGGCCATGGTGGATGGTATGCACCATCTCATCGCCAAAGTGCTGAGCCAGCTGTTTGACTAGCGTGGACTTGCCCGCGCCGTCAGGCCCTTCCAAGATTATGATCATGTGTATAGCTTTCTAAATCATAGAGTGTTTTTTCAATCGGCGCAGTCTTAAGGCTTAATGCCTGTGCTGTCGCAATCATCTGCAACTGCTCGCGGTCAAAGCCTTCCAGCCCACGTAATGTAAAGCTATAGGCCGGCCCCATCTCTGCAAATTCCAATGGGTTGCCACCTAATACACAACCTGCGGTGGCAGCATGTATGTATCTTACACGCCACCAGCCGCAGCCTGCATGCGCATAGGTCGGGCACAGTACACCGATATACTCGCCGTATTCCCAAACTATGTCATGCTCCAGTTTCCGAGGCTGCCCCAAAGCCTTACCACCTATGGAGTGCACAGGCCAGGTAAGGTTTTGAGACGTTGCCCAGTTGTGTGCATCACTCGATAAACTGGCGTTATACCAAGCCATCTTACGTTTGCCCCATTGCATGGCATGCGTAGGAGGTGGTACGTAAAGCGGTGATGGGTCCCAGGCCTTGATCTTTGGAATAGGCAGCTGCATCTTTTGGATGTTGCCCCATGGAAAGAGGGGCGCCAGCCAAACGTGCTTTTGCAATTCATCCAAGGGTAGCTTATCTTGCCATGATGGGATGATCTTTTGGAAGGCCCAATCATCAAGGCAGATGTAGGCATCCGGCCTGCTGGTCAATGTATAGATGGCACCATCAGGATGCAGTGCATTGCCATCCAAGGGGTACAAGTATACGAAGACCACATCATATGCACTCAAATCCTCCCCAGGCATTACGGCCCGGTGATCTACCTTATGCCCCAGATGCTGAAGCCCTTCCCGCATAAGCTCGGGAATGGAAACAAACTTCGTGGATGAGGCACGATCAGGATGATTTGTGTGCGTCTCGGTAACGCCAGTTACGAGTATAGTTTTCATTCTGGCATTTGCACTTCAATATAGCCATGGGCTGCATCGTACGACACATCGGTTGAGCGACCACCCTTGGCGATGTAGTCAGCAATGGTCATACCGGGCTGATACAGTGCAAAACGGGTGAATGCCAGCGTGTTGGCACGCTTAGGATTTTGCTCAACCACACGAGAGATGATACCTGCGGTGTTGATACGAGTACGTTTAGCTTTGGTCGACATGTTCAAGTTCCTTAAGAAGTGTTGTGACACTCATCGTATCACGGTTTATGTAGTCACGCACAGCATTTAACAGACTTTGTTGAGTCTTGTTTTTGCGCCTGACGGCTATCATAATGGCCTCATCCACGGTATCCTTTGCGATGATGTGGTGAACCATTATGCGGTTCCTCTGACCTTGCCGCCAGAGCCTACGAATGAACTGCTCGTAAACTTCCAGTGACCAGGTCAGAGAATACCAAATGACCGCGTGGCCAGAACCTTGTAGGTTAAGTCCATGGCCGGCGGACATCGGGTGGGCTAGGAGCACTGGGATTCTACCCAGGTTCCAAGTATCGATAATCAATTGCAGTGCATCCCCGGTTACGCCTGAGCCGATGACCGGCGCGTTAGGAAATGCTTTTCGCAATCTTTCCAGATCGTGCTGGAAATGGTAGCCTATGATGCAGGGCTGGCCGGAAAGTTCTTCAACCAACTCAAGTACAGCCTCGGTCTTGGCATCATGGATATGGATGGATTGTCTTTCCAAGCCGTCCAAGTAGGATCCACCATTGGCAATTTGTTGGCCTTTCATCACAGCCACGGCGGCGTTGGCAGCCGTGATGTCGCCTTGATCCAAACTGATGGTCAGGCCTTTTTCAAAAGTATCGTAAACTTTCTTGGCTGCAGGCGGTAGTTCAACGTAAACGTTGTTGTAGATCAGTTCAGGCAGATCAAGATAATCCAACGCAGCCATGCGCAGGACTTTGCCTTCCAACTTGGCGTGAATACGCGCCTCACCATCGGGCAGTAGCCGCCAGTCGTAGCCACCAAAACCTGCGGGGTAGAAATAGGTGGTCCTGAAATTTGAAATGTAAGGCCCAAACGTGGCCCCCTGGTCAATTACATACTGCGGTCCAAAGATATCCAATAGGCTATTAGGCGCAGGTGATCCAGTGAGGCCCCAGATGCGGCCAAACTTGCTTAGCAAGGGCTTCAGGGTTTTGAATCGCTGTGTTTGTGTATTCTTAAGGTATGAGATCTCATCGGCCACGAGGATGTCAAATGGCCAAGGCTTACGTGCCAGCTTGGTTGCCAGCCAGTTAATGCCTTCGTAGTTTATAACGTAAATATCATGTGGCGTATTAAGTACTTTTTCCTTCTTTCCACCATGCAGGATGCCTACGGATAGGTGTTGGAATTGCTCCCACTTCTTAACCTCGGTAGGCCACACACCATAAGCAGGTCGCAATGGTGCAATAACCAGTGTACGTACTGGCTTTTGATTTTTACTACGAAGCCATTGCAATGCGGACAGAACGATCGCCGTTTTACCAAGACCAGGGTCAAGCCATAGTGAGCCTGAGCCTGTTTCCAACAGAAACTTAACGGCTTTCTTCTGATACTCGTGAGGTTCCCAGAACATGATCTATACCTTCCTTAGAGTCAATCACATGGACCACGTGGCCATACTGTTTGAATGTTGTATGTATCTTAGCTTGTAAGGGCGACAATTTACCACCGGGGCGTTTGAGCTCAACCCACATAACCCGTTGGTCTGGCATAACTACAATTCGATCAGGCCATCCTCGTGAATACCTCACATTGAGTTTCAAACTGATAATACCGAGCTTCTTGCATTGCGCGGTAAAGTACCCCTCAAGGTCACGTTCCAGAATAGGACGCGTCACCATTTGCAAGGCCCGCCATTGTCTTTATGAAAGTGACACCACCGGCAGTTGTAACTTGGCCGTGGCGCAAAGATGCTATCACCTTCAATGGCCTTGATGCGACCTTCAACCCAGGTTTTGAGATCCTCAAACTGCGAGCGATCATAGCTTGGGTAAGCACCAATCTTGTTGAGATCTGAGTAGATGATTTCACAATCCACAGTTTCTACCGCCGGTATAACTGCCATGATCATTGTGGCATACAGTTTTAACTGATCACCATATTCACGTTCTTTGCCGGTTTTGTAGTCGGCAACGTAGGCTTTACTACCATCAATGGTAAAGACATCCAGTACACCACGAAGCCATACGTCCTTGGCATTGAAAGCCACCGGCTGCCATGCACGGTTTAAGCCAATTTCGTATTCTGCCTTGACTGCCTTGGTCTTTAAGGTGTTGATGTAGTCGGCCCAATATGAAATATCCGGAGTCATCAACCCCAGACCAACCACAGCATCTTCAAACTCGGCATGGATACGCTTACCACGTTCTGCAGCCGGGCCGGTAGGCTCAGACATGTGATCGATGCGGGTAAGTTTGTACTTAAGCGGGCAATCTTCGTAGGTCTTAATACTGGAATGTGAGTAGCTCATTTGGTATCCTGGTAAGTATTCCCGACCTTGTAATCACTAACCATTGGTACGTCCATATCCAAAGCGTTGCACATGGACCAGGTTAGGCATTCAGCCTCACGTTCAATAGCATCTTCCGGTGCGCTGATAACCAGCTCATCATGCACACTAAGCAGTAACCTACTGCCTTGCCGCTTTTGCTGATATAACAGCATTGCAGCCTTGGCCTGATCGGCTGCTGAACCTTGAATCAAAAGGTTAACCCCCTTGTAGTCAAACTCACGCAGTCTGCCCATAACTACCTTAGGCGGTTCCATCTTAACCAACCGGCCGCCTAGGGTTTTAATAGGCTCATTCAGTTTATAACGGGTACGCATGGTGGCCTGCATGCTTTTCAACCCCGGCGCCACAGCAGATGTATAGGCATCCATCAGTGTTTTGGCCAGTTCATAATCGATCTCCAGCATCTCGGAGATTTTCTTAGGCCCGGCGCCATACAGAATGGCAAAGCTTACGCCTTTACTATAGGTCCGAGATACCTCACGGCCGGAAGCCTCGGTCATCATCTTAGCGGCGTAGGTATGCAAATCAGCACGGGCATCGGCCTGATACTGACGCATAAGATTGCCACCTTCAAAGTGGGCAAAGATACGTAGCTCCTGAGCATTGAAATCACATGCCACCAGCTTATGGCCTTCATCGGCCAGGATGAATGACCTTATAAGAGGCAAGGGGGCCACAGGAAGATCTGATGGTAGGTTTACCTTAGGATACCGGATGGGGGCATTCTGGAAGTTTGGAGTGCTACTGAGCCTGCCTGTCCGAGTGCCGCCACGTTCACCCCGCACAGAGTTCCAATTGGTGTAGATCCTACCGGTCTCGGCACTGGCCTCGAGCCATGGAGTAATGAAGGTGCTTAAGCAAGTTGAGAGGTTAGCTCGGTAACGTAGAACATCCTTCAGGTACGGATGGATAAGCATTTCCTCAAAGGCTTCCTTATCGGCCTTGAGTTGCCCCTTATCCGTGGTAGGCCAGGATTTATTTTTATCCCAGTACTCGGTCTGATAAATACTTTGGACCAGCTGATCATCGCTGTCCACATTCAAATCAGGAGACCCTAACAATGAACGGACCCAGACATTACAGTGCTCAATATCTACTTCTGCTTGCTGCTTTGCTTTACTCAGGCCTTCACCATCAACCCTTACCCCTAGTCTTGAGTTTTCAAGCAACATGGGGATTAGAGCAATCTCACGAGCATAAGCCACTGACTGCGCCGGCAAAACCTTTGGCAGCAGGTGCTCGTAAAGCAAAGAGGTAAGCCTTACATCGGCCTCGGCATACCGGCCAACCAAGGCTGCTGGGCCTAGGCTAATGTAGGCGCCCCAGGTAGATTTCTTTTTCTTTGCAGCCGGTACGTGAGTAACAACCCACTCCTTCAGCTCATCACGCTCGCTAGGCTCTGCCAGATTCCAGGTGACGACAAGATCTTTAAGAGATAATGAGCGAACGTGGGGATCATGTAGAAAAGCAAGAATAAGAGTATCATGAACACGGGCCGATTGAGGAATAGCGAGACCAAAGTGAGTATCAATAACATCAAGATCAAACATAGCATTATGGAAGCAAATGCTACGAGACCCAGAGTAAATGTCCACAAGGATTTTGTGAACGTCGGCTTTGGTGGTTGTGTTGCCATTGAGATGCCCGAAGGCATGGTAACCATTGGGGTATTGTCCTTCGGGGTCATAGATGGCCAGTCCTACCGGTTGTGGCGGGTATTTAGGGCGGGCCTCAATGCCCTCGGTCTCAAAGTCAAGGAATATGGGTTTCATTTCAATTGTCAGTGATGGGGTACTTACCTTAGGCTTTCCCCCGGTTGAATTTAGAAACGATCCGACGCGGCAGGGGCCGGCGTATCCTCACCTTCCTCGACATTGCCCGATCCAGCAGCCTCAATAGTCTTGGCAACCTCTTCCTTGGACCTTGCAATCAAGGCCTGGATCACGGCCTGATCCTCGATGGCTTTGATCATGTTGAAGGTTACCTTGAACTGAGTCTTGGCATCCGGTACAACACCAATTTCGGTGATGACCGCCAGGGGAGGACGGCGCAACGTAGCGGCAATGGTTTGGATATAGGTGGCGTAGTTCTTGATGCTAGTCACCGGTGGCCGCAAGGCTGCCAGTTCAGCCGCAGCAACAGCATTTGCCGAAACAGCAGCATCGGCGGGTAGGATCAAAAGCCTACGAGTTTCACGGCAGGCCTTGCCTTTACCCCCCGTTGGTGATGAGCCCCATTCATTCTTTGGGCAACCTTCACAGGTCTTATGCTGCTGCGCCGGTACATTATCAAAAGGCTTGATACCAATGGATGATGCATCGATAGCGTAGCAGTCAGGCCCAACAATCTTCGTGGGGTCATACCTTGATGAGTAGTATAGCCGCTCAACCGGTGCAGCCAGGATGATGCACTGCATTTTATTACCCGCAACCGGATTGTCCCGGTAGGTCAGGATGCCACCCTTGGTGGAAAGGAAAGTTGTGGAAATACTGGACCGCTCTTCCTTAAGCGTAGCCAGCGCCAAGGAAGCAAGTTCATCTTCAAACAGTGCGAGTTGGTTCTTCGACATGGTGGTGTCCTTAACTAGTGGGTTACTTACGACGAACGCTTAATTCCCAGACCGGGGTCATCTTGGTTCCCGGTATGGTTTCACCTGCATCCCAGCGCTCACGAAATACAGTTGATGAGAGCCGCTTGTGTAACAGCTCAAATTGCTTGGTCTCGGCAACATACGAATAAAAAGCATTCCAATCTACAATAGATGGCGATGGCGTTGACTTCATAAAGCACGTGGCTTTATCAGAGCCTGCCTGCGAGATGCCTGCGTTGGACATTTGCTCCATGATGTCGGCCTCGATCTTGGCCAGGTCCTCATTGCAGGTCTTGATCTCGGATGCCAAGGATTCCTTACGCGCCTTGATGTCGACAAACTTATTGATCAGGTCATTGATATTCATACACCATTCGCCTTCTGTTGCGCACGCCACCGAGCCTCAAGGATATGGACCTCAATCAGAGGCTCTGGAGGTTGCCACCCATCAGGCTTAATGACATCATAGGTCTTTCCTCGAGCCGATCTCCTAGCCTCACTGGCAGGTACCTTGGCCATATTGCATTCATGGACCACGTCAAAGATTCCATCAAATGGCAGCCCCATGGCATGGGCACAACCTAAGGTGACGTAGACCAGATCGGTCAGGGCATCGGCGCAGTCAATCAGATTCTGCTCCTCATGCGCTTTGAGGAACTCACTAAGCTCCTCCATAATAAACCGCGCAAAGTATGAAGCATCTTCGGGCTTAAGGAGGCCGGGTTTTTCAGCGACGGGTAAACCCATCTTTTGGCGAAATTCAAGAACTTTGTCATACATTATGCTGCCTCTTTGCAAGAGTTGTTGAAGTCGAGCCAGTCTTGCAGCCATGGTGGTGGTTGACGGCGGCCGCGGCTGTAAACCATAGGCATATACGCTGCTTTGCTGGCATAGTAGCGACGGTAGGATTCGATATGGTCATCGGATTTGAATTCGTCAGGCATTGCCAGGGTAGGTGGACGCCAGGTGAGGGGCATGTCGAACATGGCAGGCGGAGCAACAAGCAGCTGGTCGACTAAGACAGCATGTGACTTGTGGTGCTTACCATAACGTGCCCAGAATTCGTGTGCTAAGCCGCGTGCCAGCTGTACAAGGTAGTCGTAGTGAAGGCGGGATTCGCGAACCCAGATGGCGCTGGGATGGTTTTTGTGCGTGGCCTTGTAGGTTACCTTGTCACCATTGCTATAGTGATGGTGGGCAGTGGCCAGGAGTTGGCAGGATTCGATAAGCATTTTGCCGACATGCTTATCACAGTGCATGCCTGCCGCAACCATACCGTTCCAGTGGAGATAGAAGATGTTCATGTGATGTTTACCTTTCAAAAATCAACAACGTAGGATGATAGTACCCCTGTTTCCAGGGGTTGTAAACAGGTCTTGGAAACTTTTTACGCGGCCAGAGCAAGAAGCTCAGTCATCGCGTGTTGCTTCAGGTCAGCGCCACCGCCAAACCATGCGTTGCGGAGCCGTGCATCGCCGGTGCGAGCCGTTTCCCAGTCCATCAACTGAGTAATGGCATTGAGTGCACCCCACGCAGTACCTTTGGCCGACTCCATCTCAGCACCGATACCGGCGCCGTTGAAGAGATCCAGTGCCCGGGTGCTTGCACGGTTTGGCTTACCTGCATCACCTACCAGGATCTTGTTGAAGATCGAGGAGGCCTGCTCGGATGAGAGTTTGATACGAGCCAGCATCTCGGCGGACTCTTGGAAAGCCTTGAAGGTTTCATTAAACCCGGCAAGCTTGGACTTAACCTCATCGGCTTTGAAGAAGGTGTTGTGCCGAACCACGACCTGAGCACCTTCACGCCGCTGTGCCAGCTGCAGAGTATTGTTGCACACCACGCGGACCGAGGTGAGCCGTGCCTGCGTAGCCAGTGAGCCATCGGCAGAGCTGGCCAGCAGGAGATACTGATTCACCTTATCGCCGGCCAGATCGAACTCACCATCCATTTTGGCCAAGGCCCAGTAGTGAGCACCTTCACGCAACACGCCGGCTGTTTCCAGGTGGGCGATCGAGCCTACGATGTCGCGGAAAAACTCAAGGACCTCGAGGGGCTGCACAATCTTGTACTGCGAGGACACCAGGCCAAGGGGCTCATTGGAATCGGTGCGGTACATCACCTTCTTGCCATTGAAACCTTTGAGCTGGCTGCCGACCGTGTACTGCACATCGGTCATTGCAAGCTGGAAATCCAGGCCGGACTCGGTGGCCCAGGTCTCAAGCGGTGCATCAGCGGTGAGCTTCTGTCCAAGGCCATGCCAAGGGGTGTCGCCGAAGTAAGCGATTGCAGCTTTGCCGGTGGAGGTGGTTGCAAGCATGTGAGCCATGATGTATTCCTTTCAGAGTCAAACTAGTAGGTTAGTAACGTGTTGTTGGTGGGGTGCCAACAGTTGCAATAATAATGGTTCTCACGAGTTTGTACACCGGCTTGAGTACTTTTTTGCAAAAAAGTTATGAAGGCCCTGGCTGAGGCTCAGAGGCCTTGGCATGTTGTGACCATATAGACCTATTGAGCTCTATGGTCTTGAAGGTATGGCCACAGCCAGTGCACCGGTGGGTACGTTCTACGTAATCGAACTGGTGCTCTGGATCCCAGTATGACCTGGTCTCCAGAGTACGTGTCTTCGTATAGCAAGCTGGACACTTCAACTAAAAGCCCCTACGTACATGAAAAAGTTGACCAACATACACAAAAGTTGCAGGATGACCAGCACAAGTACAAAGTTGGTGATGGTCTTCACTATCATGCTTTGCTCAGGTACTCATGCGCCTTGGGAAGAAGCCGTACTTGCTTCAGCCGCTTATCCATTGGCGTGCCTAGGAATTGTACATAGTCATTCTCCTCAAGCCACTTGAGCCGAGCATGCATCGAGGCGATGGAGCCAATCTTAAGGTTGCGACACAGGTGAAGGAGCTCCATCACGGTCCACAGATCGCGAGGTCGAGCCACGTCAAGGACCAGCTCAGTGATGTGGTCCATACCGGCGGCAAGGCGTTTTTGATGCCAGGTAAGAGGTTTCATGTCAAACTCCAAATAAAAAGACGATGATGAAATATACGAGAGGCAGCGAAAGGGTGCAGGTGATAACTTCTAAGCGGTTCATACGCCAATTCCATATTGTTTGAATCTTTCCCAGGCCGTGGACCAGATGGGGCGACCCCATAAGGCTGCGGCTTGCAATCTTTCCATATCCCAGCTCACATATTGGCAAGGCTTAGGTGGTACGTATGCTGTGCTGATTTTGGACTTGTCCCAGTCCTTGACCAGCTTTCCATTAACAATCATAGTTAGTCTCGATCTCACGTGGTAGGTTGCGAAGGTGGTATACGTAATCGGGCTCGTTATCAAAGCGCTGAGCCAGCGGATGGCCTATGTCAAAGTCAGACTCCACGGCCTTATAGACCCAGTACATCTTGGTACCTTTTTGGCTGGGGATCTGTCTACGTGTTATGCTTTTACGCCTAACCATCTCACGAACACGTGACTCAATGGCACGAGACGACAGGCCTTGCACTTGAATCTCACCCACACGCTTTTCGCCATGCGTGATCAGGTAGTCGATGATGGGGTCTATGGTCATAGATGCTCCCGATCGGTGTAAACACCATTCAACGCAATGCCTACGATCTCAAGCAACTTGGACTTGACCTCGATATCCGGTGGTGAGCCTGCTGCCATCAGTTGTAATTCCCTAATGGCGAGCTGTAGCTTAACGATAGCATCAGCAGTTTGTAAGTTCATGCGTTCTTCTCCTTAAGTTTGGCAATGAGATTATCTTCAACGAATTCTTTTGCCACGTCATAACAAACTGACACGAAAGCGACTGGCATTAGCAGCCAAACAAAAATACAGATTATTGTTTTCATGCGTTCTTCTCTAATAGCAGTTGTTTAAATGCTTGCCCGAACGTAACCTCATTGCCAAGCAAATCGTAATCCGACAGGAATTGTTCTTCTGTCTTGCCATGGCAACTCACTCTAAACAATTTGCCAAAATGGGTTGGTAGCCAAATTGACTCCACCTTATCTACCGGCTTCTTGCAGATGGCGCAGGTAGGAACGTCACCCATCGTTCTTCTCCTTGAGCTTGTCTTGTGCAAAAAGAGCACCAGCAATAAATGACGCATAGTTATCTGACTGCTCTGCGGCGTGGTCAAGCTCTTCATTCGTCAGCCCGACCCACGGGCGCTCAACTTTCTTTTTCAACTCCAAATGGGCTTCCATCAGAAGTTTAAGAGTCTCAACTTGTGAGTGCATCGATGCGTGGCACCTCTCCACCTCATGCCGCAGGAAATCAACTTCGTGTGTGTATTGGTTCATGTGTTCTTCTCCTTGTAATTTTGTATTGCAGCTTCAAGCATCCGGTCATGACGCTTCTTTGACTCTTTCATGGTGGCAAGCATACTTTCAACTTCTTCGATTGAGTACAGGCCTTCAGGGATATTGAACCGCGCCATGTCGTATGTTTCGTATGTATAAATTTGGTCTTCTGATATTTCCTGAGTAACCAAGTTGTCCCCATCAAACCAGACCTTATGCATTTTTATTGTCATGTGTTTTTCTCCCGTAACTTGTCTTCTATGGCTCTGGCAAACGAAAAAGTTTCACTACTCGCGGATGTCAACTCTTCAGCTTCAATGTCTACAATTTCAATTTCCGTCAGCCCAAACCACGGGCGCAAGTGTTTGTCATATTCTTTGAAGCACTTGTCAAAGTAGTCTTCCCACATCTTCCGCATTTCCGGGTGCATTTTCTTCGTTTCACCTGCTTTGCACTTGTCGCATTGACAAACAACGTGCATCGGACCTTCAACTTTTATGTGTGGCTTTACCAGCCTATCGCGCAGGGCGGTGATGGCCTTGTGCTGTCTTTGGGATTGTTCTTTGTTCCCGTAATCTTCAATGACCGGCAGATTCCATTCCAACGCATCCAGCGCCTGTTGCATAAGTTCTCGGTCAGTCATGTGTTCTTCTCCTTAAGTGCTTCTTCTATTTCGTTGAATAGCGTGTCCCATTCTTCTACAGTCATCTGGTCTGCTGTCCAAAAACCTGCCTTATCTTCCTCCGTCAGACCGACCCATTGGCGATGGGAGGTGTAAAGAGGGACCGTGTGCAGCGGGTCGCCATTTGTTCGCACTCTCATGTCAAAGTTTTGCAAGTCGCCTCGATGAGCCCACGCCAC